GAGGGCTGCCGCTGCGAGCAGTAGTGCAGAGGCAGCGGCGTTGCGGCTTGCAGCGGCCCAGCAGCGAGTTAGCGCTACGTCTAGTGCTGCCAGCACTGCTGAAGAGCAACTTGCCACCGATCTGGCAGTTGCAAAAACTAGGTTCGATGCTGGTGAAATATCGATTCGTGGTTACGTTACCGCCCTTCAACAGGCGCGAGCAGCGTCGATTGGTGCAGCTACGCCGATTGTGGACAATGCGAATCGGGTGCTTGACTCTTCAAAGAAACTAGAGGCCGCACAGTCACGCACCCGTTCAACGAATGCGAATGTCATCGCACAGCTTCAAGATATTGGTGTATCGTTGGCTGGAGGGCAGAATCCCTTACTCGTTCTTATTCAGCAAGGTTCACAGCTTGATTATATTGCGAGAACGACCGCTGGAGGCTGGGCGGGTCTTGTGCGCCAAATTGTCGCATTGATCGCTCCACTTACTGTGGTCGGTGCCATTATCGGCACGCTGTATTTGACGTATAGATCCTTCACTAATGAGATAGCGGCCCGTCATAAACCTGAGCTCGAGGCCTACGCGAACAGTTTAGGTCTCACATCAAAAGAAATGAAGAAGCTCTCTAACGAGACAGTCAGTGCCGGAGGCAGACTTAAGGAGTTCGACGTAATTACTGTCACGGCGGCGGATAGCTGGAACGGTTTCATCGCGACTGTTAGGGAAGGCCTGTCACGTTTGGTCGAAAGCTGGGGACCGGTGAACAACTACATCAGCACAGTATGGAAGTCTACCACTGATTTCCTCTACTATGACTTCCTCGGTTTTTACGGCGCGGTTCTCACGCTGGTCGAATTAATCGGCAAGACTATTTTGAACGCCGCTAAGATCGTTGCCAATGCCGTACTTGCTGTGGTCAATGGTACTGTGCTCGCCATTCAGACCCTTATTAACGGAACGATCGGGTTCATCAACTTACTCAGCGATGGTGCCAACAACATTCTTGAAAATCTTGGTTTCGATCGCTTGGTGCCTAGTATCGACAAGATTGACACGGGTATTAAATCAATCACAGATAACATGTTTGAACTGTCACGCATCGACATCAGTGCTACATATGCCTCTCGTGTTCGGGAGGCTGCGAACACGATCGAGGGATTTACACAGGCTTGGGATGAAGCTGCGACCGCCGCTGCTAGGGCACGCATCGCAGCGTTAGCAGCGGCTATCGTTCAGAACCGCGAGCCTGGACCAAAATCAAGGATTGACCGCACCGAGGAACGACGTGCCCTCGCGCTCGGACTGGTTAACTTGAGGTTAGACGACGAAATTGCTCGGATGCGTACACTCAGGGACGAGCGTGCTATTCAGCAGCGTCTTGACCAAATCGAAGAACAGCTCGCTCAGAAGAAGATCACACTGAACAACGAGGAGCGTGCTTCTATCGAAGCAAAGGTGCGTGCGTTAGAGGAATACAGGTACGTCCAGGCAGAGTCCGACCGCATCTACGAAGAGGCGACCGGTCCACTGCGCACCTATAACGCGACGCTGGCCGCTGCACAAGACCTACTCAGTCGTAATGCAATCAATCAGCAACAGTATCAAGAACAGGTTGCAAGAGCAGCCCGCACTTATGCGGAGACCACGGATCCACTGTTCGGTTACAATGATGCCATCGCGAAGGCAAGTGCTACAACTGGTCTCTACGGTGTCGAGCTCGAACGTGCGATCTACCTCCAGGGCATTCAACAAGACCTCGAGCAGAAAGGTAAGTCGATCTACGATGCCAGTACTGGTGCGCTGACTGCAAAGGTTCAAGCGCTGGTAGCGGAGAACGATGCACTTCGTCAACAACAGTTCATTCAGAGCCAATTGAGTGGCGTGCTTGACCCGATCCTTAATCAGCAGCGTGAGATCGATGCTCAGTCTAGTGTCTATGCTGAGCTCGATCGTCTGCGACAAGATGACCTGATTAAGGAAGACGTGTACCAGCAAGCTAAGGCAGCACTGTTCGTCAAGTATAACGAGCAGAAACTGACTGCTGCATCTGACTTTTTCGGAGCACTGGCTGACGTCACAAAGAACGGAACTGGTGTTGTCGGTGCAATTAGCAAGGCTGCGGCAGTCGCAGACGCGACGATCCAGGGTTATCTTGCTGTCCAGAAGGCTCTTGCGTCCGCCCCGCCTCCTTTCAACTATGTAGCCGCGGCTGCCGTGGCTATCAAAACGGGAGCCAATGTCGCCGGTATCATATCGACAAATGCTGGTAGCTTCGAGACAGGCGGTCAGTTCATGGTTGCTGGTAGGGGCGGTATCGACCAGAATAATATCAATATGAACGTCACTCGGGGTGAACGTGTCACAATTGAGACTCCAAAGCAACAGCGTCAGAATGATGCTAGGAACGATGCGCAGGCTGCGCCTGCGCAAGCAAACGTAAAAATTCTCAATAGCCTTGATCCGCGAATCGCGCTAGACGCTGTTGACACCGCGGATGGCGAGCAGTTGATTATCAATATTATCACCCGCAATGCGCCGGCTGTGAAACGAGTGTTAGGATAACGTTATGGCCTTTGAAACTGGAAGCGCTACCGACTATCGGGACCTCTTAGATAAACTTCATACTTTCCTTGTGGCCGAGGGTTGGACGATCAATGACTTCAATCTTGGAGCCACCCTTGTTGATCAATCGAATCTGAATGTAACAGGCCCAGGGATTGTAAGCGGGCAGAAACCGAACGTGTCCATCCAGACTCAGGCAAATAGCGGTTCGAACGCATATGCCTGGAAGGTGTGCTGCCACCAGAACTATGTAGCGGGCGCCGTCTTCGGCCTACGGCCGAATAATAGCCCAATCCATTACTTCCTTCTGTGGCCGAATGTGATGACGTATTGGTTCTACGTCAACGACCGTCGTCTCGTTGTAGTGGCGAAGATTGGCGTCTATTATATGTCGATGTATGCAGGATTCTTTCTTCCCTATGCCCTACCAGCTGAATACCCCTTCCCCTACTTTGTCGGTGCAACAACAAATGGTCTCAATGTCTATAATGCGCCTGATGCGGGTCTGCGTACTTTCTGTGATCCTGGGCCGGGTGCTGCATCATACATGGCGCGACAGAACCAAGGTTGGCAGTCCGTTGTCAATTCCAACTTCGGTGCAAACCTCGTCGATAGCTATAGCGGCGCAGGTGACAACGGCGCGGTTATTTGGCCGTTCCGTAATCTTCAGGTAGAGGATGACTTCCAAGCGTCGCGCGACGTCGCATGGTCGTTCTTCCGTCTCATGCGTCCGTTGTTGAACGGGGCGATGCCAATGTTCCAACTTCATATCTTAGACGCTGCAAATGAGACGCTTGCAGGTGTGCTCGATGGTGTGTTTATCACGGGTGGATTCAACCGGACGCCCGAGCAGATCGTAACAGTCGATACTCAAAATTATCGACTTTTCATTAATGTCAACCGTAACACACCAAAGCACTATTTTGCGATGGAGGAGTCATAATGATCGTTCTTCAGACCACGGCTACGGACTTCAAGGCCATGCTTGTCGTGGTACGTGACTTCCTGTCTACCAACGGCTGGACCGTGATCACTGATGCCATTGCAGCTTCCTCCTCGTTGGTGGTGCGAAACTCTAGCGGGCATAATTATCGTCTTATTGAGACGAGAACTTCACGAACGGACTTCTTCACCGGAGCTTTTACCGACACAACTCTCAATTGTCAGTTCGACCCTGGCAACACTGGCGGCAACCCCGGTGGCTATCTCACGACCGGTGATTGTAATGATATGACCGGTCCGTTCCCCAGCCTTTGGGTTTTTACGGATGAAGCTGCGACCTTTTGTCACATCGTTGCGCAAACTGCTCCGGTCCGCTATGCCCATGCCAGTTTTGGCAAAGTGGATTCCAAGGGTCTGCATACTGCATCGATCGATTATGTGGCGGGGACTTATTGGAACTATTGGGCCACCCTGGAGAACTATACCAACTCAATCGGGGATGGGAACCCATTCAACAATCCGCAATCGGGTACTCACCAAATTGACCACATTGACGGCACTCTGTGGTTAGGAATTCCAGACGGAGTCCTTGACCCAAGTCTATTCTTTACAGATGGACACGTCGTTAGTCAGGCGTGGCGACTAAGTGACCGCGAATACGGCAAAAACACCGGGACGAATAATACTTCACGTTGGACGGATTATTTCTGCAATATTACGAACAAAACATTTACCGGTGGCGTCATTCTGACTCCGCTCCCGATTGCTGCCAATCCTGCTTCACAAGATGTTATGGCAATCGTGGGTGAGATCCCTCAGATGGCACTTGTTAATATGCAAGGCCTGTCTCCAGGTCAGACTCTCGTATTTGGCAATGACGAATGGCTCGTGTTTCCAATCAAGCAATTTGGATTGGCGGAAGCTGCAAAATACGGTTCTAACCCTTTGCCACAGCCCAATAGTTGGCGCTATGGCTTCGCATATAGATCCAACTAATGTCGGCCAGAATCTTTCCTGGTACCCTCTGGGGACCGTTCCCTGGCGGTTATAACGAATCGGTACCGGTGGGATTTACCGATGGTACCCCAATCCCTATAGCTGCGGCCCCGACGGGGCTGCTACAGGGGGTTGGAGGTGTGCTTGTCACACCTATCGCTACCCCGCTCCCGAGCGCCCTTAGCGCACTCCCCCTGCGTAATTTCATGGAGTTCTTTTACTTCCGTATCTGGGTGATTCCACGTATCCTTGATGCGCAGAATCCTCAACGCAATATGCCAATTCCAGCTAATGTCTGGAACAGTTATCTAGAGACGAATGCCATCACAGGTATCACTGGCACGAACACCGATGGTCTTACGCTGGACCTTGCTAATGGCGATGCTCTGGTTGAACTTGAGGTACGTGAACTTAACGTTACGATCACTGACGACGCTCCGTATTCGATCGACGGAAGCTTTTTCTTTGACTTCGTATTTGGTGGATCAACCCTCCGCTTTTTGGCTGTGCTTGCGAATATCCTTCCGATCGACGCGGATACTGGTATCCAAGAGCAGTTTGATTGGATGACGGACATTCTTGTTAACTATGACGGGACTGAGCAGCGTATTGCTCTACGCCCGCGCCCGCGTCGTAGATTCATCGTATCACTTACCCTACTCGATGATAAAGACCGTAAGGCGTTGTACGATAAGCTCTACAGGACTATTCCTCTGTCGATCATTGTGCCCGCTTATCAATATCAGTCCCAACTGAAAGTTGATACTGTCATCGGTGATAATAAGATCTATTGCAATCCCGTGCGCGCTGACCTTCGTACTGGCGAGTCCGTCATTTTAGTTACAGCCGACGGTCAATTTTTCTATTATCGAATTGAGGCTGTTAATGACGACCATGTAGTCATCGGAACCGCCTTTTCGCAGGTGATTAAGAGGCGCACGACGCGGGTTGTTGGCGGGTTCACCGGGCGCCTTCCAGACAATAGTGCCCTGTCGATGCAGTCGCGTGCAGGTACGTCACAACTCACGATTAACATGATCGACAATCGCGACCAGATTGCCTACCAAGACTACCCAACGACGATCACACTCCCGTTGATGGGTTCGTACCCAATGCTTCTACGTAATCCACTTGCTGACAATGATGCACCAGAAGCTTTTGCAGCCGGTTTAGAGGTGATCGATAACGATGTTGGTAGACCGGCGCAATACACATCTTGGGACCAACGTTATGTCGGTGGCGAACGCAGCTATCTTATTAACTGGCTGTTCGACAAAGACGAAATGCGATTCTGGCGGGTCTTCCTTGACTACTGTCGAGGTCGTCAGCGTCAGTTCTACACTCCAACATACCGACAAGACCTTGTACCTGTCGAGGGTTATGAACTACTGTCAGGACAGATCGAAGTTGCAGGTAGTGACTACGCTACTCAATACTTCCAATCGCCGACTTATAAGCATATTGAGATTGAGTCTAGCGCAGGCACTTTTCAGCTTGAGGTATCGTCAGTAGAGAATAACGGCTCATCGACCGTACTTCACTTTGCTACGCCAATTGGTGGGGACTTGACAGGGGCTACGGTGTCCCGTATTAGCTACCTCCTCTTGTGCCGTTTGGGGACGGATAGCGTCTTGTTCACACATAACGATACTTATTCGACACTTCAGTTAACATTGAGGACAATTAAAGAATGAGCGATTTCGATCAGCTAGAACAGAGCGTAGCGGCTTCCGTTCCGGTCGAGGGCTATAAATTCATTGGTTCTTTTAGGACTTACCTCTATACCTCTGCCGACAAGGCACAGGTAATCAACGGGGAGACCTACTCTTCAATCGCCGTCAAGCGGTCTAATGTTAAGGCAGGAACTCAGGAAGACGACAACCTGTCTCTTGATCTAGATCTTCCATTCGACATCGACGTTATTCGAGACTATGCGTACGCGCAGACTCCGCCCAAGCTGGTACTTGAGGTCTACCGTCAGCAGTTCGATAATGCGCTTGCGTGGTCACTCTTCTGGCGCGGGATCGTACGCGGTTTCGACGTGTCGGAACGAACTGCCAAGGTTCAGGTACCTAGCATCTTCAGTCTGGCATTACAGGGTGAAATTCCGAACGTCTATTTTCAGACCCCTTGTAATCACGTTCTCTACGATGCGCGGTGTGGCCAGCTTCGTTCTGATCACAGCTATACCTCCTACGTTCAAGCAGTCGACCGTGTCACCATCGCACTCACGACAGCGCCTGCTAGTACGGGCATCCTTGCGGCGGGTGAGATTGTCAGTCTGCGGAATGGCGAGCGTAGATTGATCTTAAGCAATGATGGAAGCACAATTGGGATTGGCTACCCGTTTGTTGATCTTCAGCCCGGCGACAAAGTCGAACTTGTCAAGGGTTGTGACCACAGTATCGCGACTTGTAAGACTAGATTCAATAATGTGATCAACTTCGGCGGGTTCCCGTATATTCCCGCGGATAATCCATTTAGCGGGAGCGTTGGTTAATGTGGTTCCTTGCCATCCTGTTCGTTGGTGCGCTCGTTGCATCGCTCTTACTGACCCCGAAGCCTAAGTTCGAGAACGCACGCGCGAGCGGACTCAACGACCT